TTAGTGTCTTAGTGTCTTAGTGTCTTAGTGTCTTAGTGTCTTAGTGTATGACTGCATGAGTGTTCCTCATAGGGCTATACTATTATGTGCTTTTTAGATTAGATTGATACAATCACCCCCCTACCCCTATGCGATACTCGGGGAAGCCTTTATAGTTTATAAGCATAAATGCCTAAAAATAACCACCCCCACCCCCATACGATAATATCACTCGATATTTTTAAAAAATTTTATGATTTTTTTTCGTTTTTATGCCCCTAAATGTAGTTTATATAATGAGGGGGATATATATGAATAACCGTACATTAGAAGGTTTAAATTACTTTGGGAAATCTAGTCATATTCGTAAACGATATAGAGATATTATTAAAGACCTTGGTTCTAGAAAAATAACTTTAGAAAATATCGCTGAAGAAACGAAATCTAAAGGTTTTCTTGATGTTTTGGATAAAAATAACGCTACACTTGATGATGCTGTAATAATTCAGCAATATGCAAAGGCTGTTTTAAGCCAAGACACAAAGGCTGCAGAATTTTTGAGAGATACCGCTGGAGAAAAACCATCTACACAAGTAAATGTTAGTGATATCAATAAAGGTTTATCTGATATGAGTTCCGAAGAAATAAAAAATCATATTGATACCCTAACAGAATTGGCTATGAAACTAGATTTAGAGTCGATTGATGATAATAATGAAGAAAAGGAAGAAGAATAAATGTTTATAGACGTATTATACCTTATTTTTTTAGGAATATTAGTGAGTGACATTGTTGCAATTACAATAATCTTTATCAAACATATATGTTCTGTTAAAAATGAAGAAAAAATAGAGGAAACTAATAAGAAAGATATAGAAACTATTGTAAAACAGATAAACAACATTGTTAAAACTATAAATTATGAAATAGATACTAGATTGGATACAAATGCTGGTAATATTTTAAATATTAACAAAGACATTGACTATTTATATACTTATGTTAAGAATCTACACAATATTGAGCAAACTAATGAGAAAATTATAGATAATAATTTCAATGTCTTAAGAGTTTTTATAAATGAGAATATAAAGACAAAAACAAATACAAAGAAGAGTAAGAAATAATGATAGAGAACCCCTTTACAGAAACTATAATGGAATTAACTCACGAGTTAGATATACGTAATGCTAGAACTAATTTCTTGGATTACGTTGCTTTAACTAATAAAGGTTATGTGAAGTCTAAATTTCATACGTATTTATGTAACGAGGTTCAAAAATTTCTAAACAAATCGTCAAGCCACTCGTTTGATGTATTACTATTATCTGTTCCACCACAACATGGTAAATCTACAACTATTACACAGTCTTTACCTGCGTGGTACTTAGGTAATCATACAGACCATAAAGTAATTATAGCCTCGTATAACGAGGACTTTGCTACTACTTTTGGAAGAAGTAATCTGAATAAATTGCGAGATTTTCCAGATATATTTCCTAAATTAAGACTTGCAGATTCTCCTTGTTCAAACACTGAGTTTGAAACTCTAGACAAAGGACGATGTATTAGTCGTGGTATAATGTCTGGAATTAACGGGAATCCTGCTAATTTAATTATAATCGATGACCCTACTAAAAACAGAGAAGAGGCTAATTCAGAAACAACTCGTGAGAAGATATGGAATGAGTATTTAAGTAGTATTCGTACTCGTATTGCACCTCACGGTAAAATAATAGTAATTCAGACTAGATGGCATGAAGATGACTTATATGGTAAAGTTAAAAAAGCAGAAAATAACGTGACTGCTATAAACATACCATGTGAGTGTAATTCAATAAATGATGTTCTGGGTCGTAAAATCGGAGATGCCCTCTGCCCAGAAATTGGAAGAGGTAATGCGTGGTTATCTGATTTCAAGAAAATATATACGTCAAAAGAAGGCTCGTTAGCGTGGACTTCCTTATATCAGGGTAGTCCTACGCAACTGGAAGGCAACCTATTCAAAAGAGAATGGTGGAAGTATTACGAAGAACTTCCCGAAATACCATTGCTCGTATTGTCAGTTGACGCCACATTTAAAGATGGTAATGACAACGACTTCGTAGCAATAGAATTATGGGGAAAGAGTAACGATGACTACTATTTGATTGATTTAATCAAGAAACGAATGGGTTTTGTAGATACTGTAGCCTCTATTAGAAGTATGAAACATAAGTATCCTAAAACAGATTATATTTATATTGAGGATAAAGCGAATGGTTCAGCGATAATAGATGTCTTATATAATGAGATGGGTGGCAGTATTGTTCCAGTTAGTCCTGAGGGAGGTAAAGTAGCAAGAGCCAACGCTATATCACCTATGGTGGAGCGGGGTTCAGTTCACTTACCTAAATTTGCACCGTTTGTAGAAAACTTCGTTGAAGAATGTGCGGGATTTCCGCAGGTGGCTCACGATGATCAAGTCGATGCAATGACTCAGGCTTTAAATAGATTAGGACATATTAATGCCGATATCGGCAAAAAAGTTAAAATAATAGAAAGATTTTCAGTATGGACTTCCGATATGATTGACGACTACGAAAGAGCGTCAGATGATTTGAGAAATGACCTATTGAATTTATGGGGATATCCAAATAATTATGAGTATTAAAGAAGATAACAAAACTAAAGAGTTTATAAAATGGTATGAATTATATAATACCACTGTGTCTTATCGAAACGATATAGACGCTCGTATTCCTAGAAGAGAAGATTTATATAATGGGTCTAGAATAGTTCATAAAAGTAATAGTAATGAACTTTCTTCTAAACCAGTACAATGCTATAATAATATGTGTTTTGAGTTAATTGAAACACAGATTAATAATGGCATACCACAACCTAAAGTAACTCCTAGATTGCCTAAAGATAGAGAACTAGCAGAAATGACAGAGAACTTTCTTCGTCTAGAAATGGACAGAATGGAAAGTGAAACTATGAATGACTCTGCCGAAAGAGGAGTACTTAAACAAGGAAGTGCGTTTTATTTGGTAGGTTGGGATAATAATCAGCATACAGGAACTACCCAAGGAGAATTATTCTTAAAATATTATCCTTTGAAAGATGTATATCCACAAGGCGGAATCACTAATATGTCTGAAGCGGAATATGTATTTTTAAGAGAACTTATTTCTATAAAAGAAATTAAAAAGTTATATGGAGTTACAGTTCCTGATATTGGAGAATTTAAAGGTAGATGTACTTTAATAACTTGTTATTATTTGAATGATGATGGATATTTAAGTAGATATGGATGGGTAGAACCATTAAACTTAGTAGTATTCAATGAAGATGCTTATGAATTACGTAAAATAAAAGTGTGTAAAGATTGCGGACAGCCAATGTTAGGAGATAAATGTAGTAATTGTGGCTCTGAAAAATTTGAATATAAAACATTAAAAGAAGAAACTTTACCTGAAGATGTTATTGAGTATTCTCAAGAAGACCCTAAAAATGCTAAAGTTATTGCTAAAAAAGATACTAAAATGCCATATTATAAAATAGGACAATTACCTGTGGTATTACGTAAAAACGTGTCTAACGGAGAAAGTTTATATGGTATTAGTGACATAGACTTACTAGAACCTATTCAAGAAGCCACTAATAAAATAAACACAAAGTTAGTAGACAGTGTGCTTAAAGCAGGAAGTGTGTTCTTAGTTCCTAAAAACGTGCATATACCTAACACTGATGAAACACTAAAGAAAGTAACGTATAACGACCCTAAAGAAGCAGAAGGAATAAAAGTAGTAACTATACAGCCATCTATACAGCAAGATAATATAATACAACAAGAGTTATATGAGATGGGTAAAAATCTCCTTGGAATAACTGACTCATATCAAGGAAAACGAGATACGACTGCAGAGTCTGGAAAGGCTAAACAAGTAGCGGCAGCACAGGCTGCTGGTAGGTTAGAGTCTAAGCGTAGAATGAAAGATGCTGCTTACGCTGATATTTATAAATTATTGTTTAAATTTGCATTGGCTTATTCTGATGAACCTAGAACTTATAGTAAAGTTACTCCTACTGGAGAATTGTTAGAGGCTACATTTAGTAGATATAACTTCTTGGCTAAAAATGACAAAGGCGAACTTTATTATAAAGATGACTTATTATTTAGTGTTGATGATGCTAGTACCTTAATGACAAATAGAGAGGCTCTATGGAGTGAGGCTTCTAAGAATTTCTCAGCAGGAACATTTGGAAATATAGCAGATTATAGAACATTAAGTTTATATTGGAGTATGATGCAAGGATATGACTATCCTCTTGCTAAGCAAGCACTATCTACTATTCAGCAAATGGCTAATACGTTAGACCCAGCACTTCAAGAAGTTATTGCTAATAATCCTCAGATTCTTAACGCTGTAAAACAAATAATTAAAGAAGGAGAGTCTGGTAATAATGCAAATAGTAAACAATAAAATAACCCTTATGAAGGGTGAAACAGCGACATATGACTCTAAGTTAAAGAATTACGCAGATGGTTCTCCTTATGTTTTATTGGATGATGAATTAAGTTATTATGCTGTATTTACTGTAAAATCTTCAGCACAAGGCTATGGGGATTATGTATTTAGACACTCTATAGATATGAGTGGAACACACAGATTCGATAGTAAAACTTGGGTTTCTTATTCTAGTTCAACATTCGATGATGGAGTACCTCCAACAACTGGTAATGAGAATATGCTTCATAGAAACACTAGTGGAGATTATGCTTATTATAATTATACTACTTCAGCGTGGGTAGAATATGAATTTACAATATCATTTGACTTCTCATATTCTGATACTTCAACTATAGAAAATAAAAAGTACTTATATGAATTAGTTTTATTTGGAGGAACACCTAAAGCAGAACCTGAAGTAGGCGATGATTTACCTATAGATATTACTTTTAAAATGCCTATAGTATATCCAATAGACTTTTTTATAGGAGGAAGTTTGAGTGACTGATATTGCCTTAAATACAGAGAATAATGAAACAGTATTAGAATCGTATGAAACACCAACGGTTATTTTATCTGTTGAAGACTCAGACTCTACTGTATTAAAAGTGCAAGAACCAGAACAACTTGTTTTATCTACATATACTCCTAGTACTAGTTTACTAATGACGTATGGTTTTTCTGGAGGAAGTGGAAGTCTATTATATGGAGATAATATAACTATTGAAATAGTTAATATCAATGGTAATCAAACAATACGAGTTAAACATAACGGAATTACTGCAGACCATATAAATTCAGACTTTTTAAATAGATTAGTAACTACAGATGAAAATCAAGAAATTATAAGTGTTAAAACATTTATAGAAAATCCAATTATAACAGGAATAAGTAACGGAGATTTTGTTTTATCTATTCC